GAGCTTTAACCGCATTAACAATACCACGAGTATAACCAGCGGCCGCAAACCAAGGGAATGCAATGTTATCGGTAAGTGCCAAGTTTCTTGTTACCTCAGCTGTTGGTGGTATATAGATTTGTGTGTTATTCACAGTATCTCTTGTCAATACCCAAGGATAGTAAGTTGCTGTATAGTTAGAGTCAATTCCTGTCTCTTCTAACAAGTCAACAGCTTCTTGTGGGTAAATCAATCCATCAGCTTCAGTTGTTGTTGCTTGGAACATATTAAAGTCTGGCATTGTTGTAACATAAAGTGAATCAGCTCTTTCGTTCTCAACCATATCAATTGTTTTTTCAACAAGGTCTGAGTTGTTATAAAGGTCAATACCTGGTGTTGTAAATACGTTGATGTTTACCGCTTCAGGATTAGCAAAAGTTCTAATACCTAACATATAAGCATAGTAATCTGTGTTACCGTACTCTACAGTACCATCTCCGATTGATATTTGTTTAAACAATCCATTTCCTTTTCCGTTAGGGAATCTAGTTGATGAACAAGCACCATTTAAGAATCCAGATCTACCAAGCGCAAACTTGTCTGCATTTGTTCTATATTCTCTATAGATATCCCATCCGTCAAATCCTCCATATACAAACAAAGTGAATTTTCTTGAGTTTAGTCTGTAGTATGGGTTTTCTGGATCTTGTGGTTCTGAAGAGAATGATGTGTTACCAACCTCAAATGCTGGAGTTCCAGAAGATGCATAGTTACTTGGAATTGTAATTCCACTAGCAAATTGGTCCATATGGTATCCTGCTGTCTGGAAATCCCACTCAACACCTTCACCAGTACATAGATTTAATGGTCTTCTCTTTCCTTTATATTGAAAGAAGTCACTATCAAATCCCCAGAATGATGACAATCCAAGATATGTTCTTCTAACATTGTCTCCAGGACTTGTGAATACATCGTCAATTCCGTTAGACAATCCAAATGGTGGGTTATAAACAATCTCACCTGGTTGGTCATATTTAGTTTTATAGATTGGGAATGGAGATTTTACTCCCGGATATTCTCTAAATGTATATCCTCTAAATCCACAAGGAAGTGCATCTATTGGTGCGTCCTCGTTCATTTCAATTAGAATGTATTTAGAGTTTAACACATATTCGCCATCTAATGTACCTACTTTCTTAGCAATAAAGTTATTTTCTTGAGGATTCATAGAACAATTTGTAAATTTCTCAAGAACTGTAGGATTTGCATCACTATCAAAATAATCTCTAACTAGTAATGTAAATGTTAGGTTATTAAATGATATATCAGTAATTGAAACTTTGATTTCAGTGTTTGCTGAATTACCATCAGATATACTATAAACCTTAAATAAGTTAAACACTTTATTACCTCTAACTTCAGATACAATCCAAGGGGTAACCGGTGATTGGAATCTATCCAAATACCAACCTATTGTGTTAGGGTCGTTAGCTTGAGCCTCTTCAGTTGTTACAAGTTCAGAACTTAAACCTCTAATGAAACCTTTATTCCAACCGTAACTTAAAAGAGTTTGGAAGTTTTCCTCAACCATAAGTGGGTTTTGTAATCTTGGTTTACCAAAGTTACTTCTACCAAATACTTTGTTAATATTTTTAGAATCATTTGAAGCTAATGAAACCTCAAAATCAAAATCAGTTCCAACGCTATTTGTTGCGTTAATTCCAAATTTAGCAAAAGGATTTTTCTTAACGGACGAGTATTGACCTGCCATATCTAATGTAACATCAGTAACACCAGTAATCTCAAAACGAGGATTTACTTCATTACTATATGTTGAGACACCTCTAGATCTTAATGTTACAACTACTAAATCATCATATTGTGTATATGGTGTTCCAGTATAATAATAAATCATACCTGTAACATTACCAGTATAACAATCATTAATGATTGGTGCTGTAGGTGTTGGTGTTGGTGGAACTGGTGTTAATGTCACGCAAGGATCTGGTATTGGTGATGGTGAAGGGAACGGAGTTGTTGTTGAGGTTGTTACTGGATTAACATTTGTTAAATCTGTTACTGTTGTAAAGAAAGAGAATCCTGTATATAATCCACCACCAACATTATCCATAAGTGCATAATACCAAGCGTCATTTTCTGGTGCTGCAGTGTTTAAACTTTCAAATGGGATTGACTGAATACCAAATACATTTGTTTCTTCAGTGTAACCAGTAGTACTTAAGTAAGTGTAAACGTCTTCTGGAATAGCCCCAAAATAATAAACCACCTCATCTTCAGCAAAGTTAGGTGAATTACTTGTTATAACATCAGAAACCATTAAACTGATTTGATCTTGTAATGATGAAATATCACCATCCAATTCCTCATAACCTTCAGTTAACATAGACTCAATTGTTGTTGGGAACGCACCTAAGAATTTAACGTTAGTTGAATCAATTGTACAAGCGCTAAAACCAACACTAAATGATTCACTCTTTTTAACTAAACAAGTTGGTTCACAATCTACAACAGCACCACTAAAACACCAATAGTCTAGTGTGGTTGGGTCAAGATTTGCCTTGGTTACAATAGACCAAGATGGTCCGGCATCATATCCGGATAATCCTAATATTCTTGTTACAAATAATTGATTTGATTGTTGTAAATAAGATTTAGCAATATATGCCGCCTCATATTTAGGAATTTGTGTATTTACAAATTTTTCTGGTGAAGTACCACCGAAATAAACTTGGAATTCGTCATAGTTTTTAACAAAGATTGGCTCAAATGCCGGACCTCTTAAAGTCTCACCAGCAATACCTAATGTGGTAACCCCTACACTTTGTGCAACGAAACTCAAATCTACTTCAGAAGTGTATACACCTGGTGATACAAAAACTTTACTGTTAGTAGCCATAGTTTTAAAAATGTTTTATTAATTTATTTTAATAATAAATATTAGTATTTTTCACAAAAACTTTACTTATTAGAAACTATTTATATTTTGGTGAGAATTTTTTCTTCCTTTTTTCTACCTATGAAAAATGAACCAAAAAAAATAAAAAATCTTAAGATATCTGTTGAGGCTCACAATACTTTAAAGAGTTATTGTGATAAACGTGGTATTAAAATGTATAAGTTTTTAGAAAACTTAATATTTGAGAAATGTAAAGAAAAAAGGGATATCTATGGTGAAAATTAGATTAGTTGTTGGACATATGTTATTTTAGACACTTTAGTTGCGTCAACTCTAACAACTTCAATTAATAAAGTATCATTTGTGTTTATTTGTATTTCACTTAGATTCTGACCATAATAATCTCCATTAATATAAACGTTAAATGAACTTACGTTTTCAGAGGACATAAGTTCTAAATTAAATGTATAATTAATTAACTCTTCAGATTCGTCAGTTGTTGTTGGAAAAACAAATTCATAAACAAGAGGTTCTGGCGGGTCTTGTCTTTTTTTCTTTCTCTTTTTATATGGGGTTTCGGTCTCAAAAATTTGAAATGTTCTTGTTATTGCTGGACTTACCTCAAACTGGTCTTCATCAATTAAAAATCCCATCATTGTAAATTCGTACTTCTGAATATAGTATTTTCTCTTTTCAAGATCCATAACAGATTCATCAGCTATACTATTAAGTTTTAAAGGAATATAATGTCCCTTTATTATTTGGTATGATTGTAATGATGCAAATTTCTCAAGAACTATTTGATTAAATCTGTTAACTTCTCTCATTCTGTTACAGACAATTGCAACCGTGTATGTTATATCACAAGGAACTGGTTGTGGTATTTTATAAATGTCAAATCCATTTTTATTACCATCCCAAGTTGGTACCTTAGCATAAAAGTATAATTTTCTATTTGGTATGTTATACATTATTGCTGGGTTATTACCATATTTAACTTCCGGAGTTCTAATTACTGTTATAAATGGTGGTTCTGTGTTTTTATCTATGTTTTGAAAATCCCAGGTTTCTGTAAATTGAGACCAATTTTGTGTTGTGATTAAAATGTCTATCATTGGTATTGTTTTCCCCTCAACAACACAAGTTAATTGGTCACGAACAAAATCTAAAAATCCTCTATCAAGATCTGCGTGTAATAAACTTTTAGGTAAAAAAGTACCATCAACTTCTATTTGGTCACGAAGTTCTCTTCTTCTAGGTAGAAGTGTTTTTTCTTCCGTTAATGGAATATATTTTTTTATTTTTTTAGGTAGTGGCATTTATTATAATCCTCTAAATTCGTTAGGCCCAACAGGAGCTGCAATGATACTTTTATAGAAAGGACGAATTCCTCTATATGTATGTTTAAAATCCGATGTAACTCTACCATCGTTTACAACAGTGTAATATCTTACAAAATTTTCACTATCATAATAACCAATATAATCCCCAAGATCAATATCAATTCCTAAATCTTCTAGTGTTTTTAAATAAACAGATATTGTAATATTCCCCGGTTCAAGCTGTGCATTTTTAGTTGTCCCAACATTTTTATTTTCTGGTGCTAATACTTGAATGTAAGCATTAAACTCAATTGGGGGTAAAAACTTAATTCCATCTGAAACTGTTTCCCCATAAACATCATCCGTTTTTGTTTTTAGTCTATCAACTTTATATAACACACAAGTAAAATTTAAATCACCAACCAACCATTCTTGACCCATTTCAATCTCAAGTTTGTAATCGGTGTCACCAAAAAATTTACCAAGTCTTGTTATAGGAATTCTATTTTCCATATTGATTATTTATTGATAAATATTCTTTTTTTGATTATTTTTATATATATCGTTTAGTTTTGGATTTAAAAAACAATCTAATAGAACACAAAGCTCTTGATTTGTTGGACTCATATAGTGGGGCTAACAACTACATCCTTTATATGAAGTCAAAAAAGGAAACAAATAAAAAGTTTTACCCCACAAGAACTCAGGCTGATTACATTATTTCTTATTTTGACACAAAACCAAAGGTGGCCCGTAAATGGGTTGACCTTGATTCTTATTTTGCAAATAAATTTGCAAAAGATAGATATCTACTTGAGACTCCAGAAAAAGTTTATATTGAAAAGTTACTAGTTGAAAAAGATAAATCATACCATATTTGGGGTAAGTTCTTTGAGAAGGATGTTTTGTCTGAATTTTGGATTCCCAAATCTTCTTTAATTAAATCCCACACAATTGATGAGGTGAATATTGATTACACAAAGTATTCTCATAGACCTCCACTACCACATCAAAAGGAAGCTATTGAAAAACTTGTTGGTTCTAAAAGATTTATTCTTGCTGACGATATGGGTCTTGGTAAAACAACTAGTACAATAATTGCGGCACTTGAGACCGGAGCGAAAAAGATTTTAATTATATGTCCAGCCTCACTTAAAATTAACTGGGAAAGAGAAATAAAAAACTATACTGATAGGAGTGTTTACATTTGTGAAGGTAAAAAGTATTCAACTGACGAAGATTTTACAATTGTAAACTATGACATACTTAAAAACTTTTACGATCCAAAAGATAAAGAAAACTCTGAACTTTTTAAAACAAAGTATGACCTTGTAATTTTAGATGAAGCCCATATGGTATCAAACGCACAAGCTCAGAGAACAAAAATTATTAACAATTTTGTTAAAGATATAAAACAAGTATGGCTCCTGACTGGAACACCAATGACATCAAGACCAATTAATTATTATAATTTATTAAATATTATTGAAAGTCCGGTAGCACAAAACTGGATGGCGTACGCAATTCGTTATTGTCAGGGATATCAGTTTAGAGCTGGGAATAGAAAAGTGTGGAATGTAACCGGCGCTTCAAATCTTGAGGAATTAAGAGATAGAACATCAAAACAAATTCTTCGTAGATTAAAAGAAGAAGTTTTAGATTTACCAGAAAAAATAATTACCCCAGTTTATTTAAGAACCTCATCAAGAGAGTATAAAGATTTAATGGGTGAGTACTACGAGTGGTTAAAAAAC